GTTGAATCTTTTAGTATAATAACTTTCTGTTCATTAAGGGTAACTGGATTTGAAAAACTTGTAGGCCCAACTGTTCCTGGTGATTGTAAATCTATTTTTAATACTGTTTCTTTTCTAAAGTCTTGTATTTTGCCTGTTAATGGTCTGTCGTATGTATAACCATCAAAATCCTGATAATACTCGAAGAATATTAAATCATCTGCACTGACAAATTCTTCAAACTGTAAAGGTTCATCTGGAACTCTATCACCATCTGTATCCACAGGAGTTACAATTACTTTTCTATTGTCAGTATAACCATCATCATATTTAACAACATCTGATATTTCCCAAACAATATCTTCCTCTAATTTTCTTCTATCTTGTTTGTATATTACATCAAATTTATCTTGAGATGTAAAACCAGTTTTGTCTGTAACAAAAGAATGTCTCATAATAGTTGGTTTTAAATTTCCGTCCCAATTTGTTACAGCCAATGTTCCTTCACCAGCCGCTATCTGTGTTGCATTTGCAAAGTTTCTTATTCTACCTTGCACTAGTCCTGTTGCTTTATCTAATGTTGTTCCATTAGATTGTGCTATAAAAACCTTTTCACTGCCGTCTGTCATTTGGTCTCTGTATAAAACATTACCTCCTGAGTTATAAATGTTACTGTTAAATGTTGAAATACTAAAACTTACATTTACATTGTTTGGCCAAAAGTTAATAATACCTGTATTATTAGATATTGTTGCTTTTTGATAATTTGAATTTGTGGTGTAAATGCCTGATTCAGTAATACTATAAGGTCCTGTCTGAATAGATATAGATTGACTATCTACAAATAAATTACCTGTAGTTGCATCATCATTGCCTTGCTTGTATATTCCTAAATTAGTTTTCCATTGTATTTCTACGTCATGATATTTTACGTCTCTTGTTCTTAATGAAATTTGCGGATTACCATTTACAGGATCATAATATTGTCCTGTTTCACTGCTTACATAAACATTACCCTTTCCATCTTTATAATCTGGATGTTGGCTCCAAGTAAATGTTTCTTTACCGCCTGGTTTGAAGTTTACCTTTGTTAAAACAATCTGATCTCTACTTGCTGAATTTGTAGAATCTGCAACTTTTATATTTGTTATATTATAAAACTTAAGATCTTTTTTACTTTGAATAATATATTTTTGTCCTCTGATTGTAACTGAATAACTGTAAGAGTCTGCTGTGCCAGGACTGTATGTAAATAACAGTAACCAACTAGCATCTAAACCAGCCTCTGAACTATCTCTATGATATGTTGCTGACCAATTACTTGTTTTGTCTAAATTATTATTTTCGATTACATACCATTCATCTAATTCTGCATCATAACCTAAACCAAATGTTTTTCTATTTTCTAATTGAGAACTTATTGCAGTAGTTTCTGTTGATGTAAATGCTCTTCTGATAGTTGAAACAAATTCATCTGCTCTCCAACCATGCTGAACTTTTGCACTTAATTTGAAAGGCCCAACTGATGTTGAAATACCACTTGATAGTCCGCCATTGTTATCAACACTAACAATCCTTACCCATTTGTATTCTGATATATCGCTTGGATTTACAAATTTAAGATAGTTGTTTGGTTGAAACATTTTTAATTTATTGTGATTATTAAGTAGAACATTATCAGTAGTAAAGCCATCTACTCCACCTGTTGTATCTTCTAGGAAATAACCTGTCAAACTATCGCCTATTACTACTGGCAATGTTTGCCATCTTATGTTAGCACCTGTAAGTTCCCATTTTGTTTCGTTCTCAGTTTTCCATGACTTTCTAAAATTGTCATAACCAAAGTTTATAAGTTCTGCTTCTTTAAGCATTGCAGGTATTTGAACTACTGTTGCTTCTAAAGGTGTTATGCTATTGCTAATTTGTAATGTTTTGCCTAAACTTTTTACCTCTGAATATAATGCGCCGTCATTTGCAAATGTTTCTACATTTTGGAATGTTCCAGTAGGATCGTTGATATCAATATATCTACTGTGACCTGCATGTGTTTTATTAATTGCTTTTAACTTTTTAATGTTTGCACTTTGACTAAAAGGAAATACATTATAGTCCTGTGCTGAAACCATTCTATTTTGAGTGTAATATGTTTGTGGTGCTCTTTCTTTGATAGCATCTAAGTCTTCTGGACCTACACTATTACCTACTGATTCTCTCAATGAGAATGTAACTGTTAAAGTATGGTTTTCTCCTGTTTGTGCAACGTAAGGAATGCTTACTGTTTGAAGTCTAGCATCATCAGGATAAATTGTGTATGCTTCTGCATCACTGGTTCTATAGTAAAAATTAAAATTACCAAAAGGTATATTACCAAAATTACTGTCTGGGAATCTTAACTTAATACCTTCGTTATCTAAATTTTCGATTGAATAAAGATTTCTTTCATCAAATGCTAAGTTATTATAATATAATGTTTGACCAACAGTATTAGGAATTTTTTTCCATTCATTTATTACTATACCGCTAGTATCAGTTTCTTGTAAGAAACAATCTGTTTCATTAATGCCTGCAACTTCTATATCTACTGTTCTATTTTCTATTGGTGCTTGAAAATCAAATGACGCAACATTTAAATCACCCTGCTTAAACATCATAAAGAATCCAGTTTTGTTACTACTAACTCCTAAGCCGTCGTTCTGATAAATTAAATTAAAATTGTTTACAGGATTAGGATGCCTTTCAAAATACACATCATTATCAATAAAGTCTGGATTTATAATTTCAAAATTTCTAGTTATGCCTGATGTGTTTAATTTAAATTTAAATGCCGAAGCATTTGTAATAGGTGTATTCATCTCATATAATTCTGAGTGAATGCCTGCAACCTTACCTGCTTTTGCTGGCTCTGAAAATCTGTTATACGATGCCATTGCAGAATTTAAAATTGTAATAAACTGTTCGTATGCTTCTGGATTATTTGCATCGTCCCAAAAAACATTTACATTGTTAAGATCATTTCCTAAACTATCTTGAACTGGCTCAGTAGTTGATACTGCATCTATTTTCATTAATCCACTTGCAGGAATATTTCTTTTAGGATTGTATCCTAACATTCTTGCAAGTTTAAATACTGAGTCTCTTCTTTCTGCTGTTTCTAAAAAGTTTTCTCTAGTATTAACATCCATCCTAAATGCAAGTGATTGCGATAAGAATGCTAACATTTCTATAATTGCAATAAATTCTGAACTTTCTATGTAGTCATTAAAAGTTTCCGGAAAATTTATTCGTATGTATTCTATGAGAGATGCTTTTATTGTGTCAAAATCATATGCTTGAAAATCTACTTCGCTAAATGCCTTATAGGCTATTTTCCAATCTTCAGCGGCAAATAAATTATTTTGTCTTGATATTAATGCCATCTTATTCTAACTCCTCACTTATAAATTCTAAATATAATGTGTCTGCTGATCCTAACACATTGAATTTTATATCTACTTCACACCTAACGGTTTGGCCTTCTATTAAAATTCTAAGGTCATCAAGTGCTACCCTGCTATCTGAATTTATTATATTTTCAACATCTTCTCTTATGTCTGTTTCGGTCATGCCATCCAACGGATTCATAATAAGGTCATGTATAATGCTACCAAAGTTTGGTCTCATAAATCTTTCACCTCTCTTTGTGTAAAAGTGGTTTAACAGATCTCTCTTAATTAACTCTTCATCTGTTAGATTAAAAGGCGCCTTATTGTTGTCGATTGTATTAAATCCTTTGAATATTGTTGCCATACAAGTATTTATCATAATCATTAAAACTTCTTATAATGATTGTTTCTACCAGAATTTGTTTTATTTTTAGCAAAAAATGGTAACTAATTTGTTTAATCACAACATTGAGGAAACAATGTATAACATTCAAAAAGAGTTCGATAGGATTTGGTTTAAAGCCAGAGAAGCCAATAAGGTTGCTGGTATGGAACGATTCAGGAAAATTGAAGAAGCAAAAGGTTCAAAATTTAAAACTTATGGCATATACGATGTCAAGAGTCACAAATATGTAACATTTGATAGTGTAAATTTTGCTGGAAATTTTAGATATGATAAAAATTCAAAGCCTAGAGAACTTTCAGAAATGGAGTCGCTTATAAGCAATGCATAATGTAATCTACATACATGGTGCTAATGCTGACTCGGACAATTTCAACTATTACAAAGTTAAACTACCAGAACACAATTCATATTCACCAAATTACGATATGTCAGAAGATCCTTTTGATCTTGTTATGGCATTTAAAAACAAGGCTGAAAAAGAATTTGGCAATGAGCCTATTACTTTAGTTGGTCATAGTTTTGGTGGAATAATTGCTTCTTGGTATGCTAGTGTGTTTCCAGAACATGTTAATCATTTAGTTACAATAGCAACACCATGGGAAGGAACACCAGTAGCAAGAATATTTGGATACTTTTGGCGTAATGCAGATGTATTTAAAAACACAATGCCTGGTGCTACAGTTTTAGCAATGTTGCAAGAAAAAAAATATGCTGGGCCACACACTAATATTATTTGCACCAGAGGAGCAAATCCAGTTGCAGGTATAGGTGGCAAAGCAAATGATGGCATGATATCTTGTGATAGTCAAAGTAAAACACCACCAGGTTTCAAAAATACTCAAACTCACCATATAGAAGCAGGACATAGCGGTGTTTTGTTAAATAATAATGTAACAGAATTGTTACAAAATATATTAGTGGATAATACTGATGAGCGACTGGTCGACACTGAATAATACTTTAGAAGAAGAACTAAGGCGAGAGTTAATCACTTTACACAAAGAAAATCATCAATTAAAGGATAATATTAAGATGCTTCAGAAAAGTGTTGCGGAAGAACAAAAAGCAAAATACGAAGCATATAAAAGAATACATACTTTAATATCAGAATCTAAACTTGCCCCAAACGATTAAACTTAATTGCTTTAGCCATTGCTCCCCAACTACTTCCATCTTGGAATACAGGTAATTCTATGCTATCCGGAGTTTGAAACAACTCCCCATACATTTGGCCACGTTCTATATAGTCTTGTCTAGTCTTAGGACGTCTACTATATCCTACAGTTCCTTTATTAAAGTCTAACATACTGTTTGGAACTTTTGAATATTCATGTGCTTTTACTAATTGTAATGTTCTGCTATTAGCAAACTTATCTACGCCAATATGATCTGCCATTAATACTAAAGACGCCATTTGATTATCGGATAATTGAGTTTTGCCAACATACTGACCAACAACGTTACTAGTTTTAATCATATCACTTGCTGTCATTAGATTGTTAGCAACTGCACCTACACCACCACCTGTGTCTACAATAAATCCATCATCACTAGTGTAAACTTTATTTGGACCATTTCTAGTAATGTGAACACCTGTCTTTGCTAACAAAGGTCTTACATCAGCACCTGTTTTTTCTGCCGCTTGTATAAGTGCAATGCTTTTTACTAGATCTCCCATTTGAGGACTACTAGAATCTACACGTTCTTTGTCTGCCGTAAAAGCAATCTTTTTAGTCTTGGCTTCTAGGTCACTTATTTTTCTTCCTGAGCCTATAATTTTATAATTGCCAGGAGTCATAGTAGGTGCCTGTAAAGGTTTTACTCCTGCGCCTACGGCCGCTATTGCTGTGCCTAGTGCTTGAGTTTCTTCAATCTTTTTATTTACTGCTGGTGAAAAATTAGACGTTGGGCCTTTAGGGTCTGCTGGATTGTAAATAGGGTTTCCATTATCATCATATCCTGGTGATGAAGAAAAGCCGTCTGGTGAATTACTATCTGCTGGCGTTTCTCCTTTTGGTCCTACAACACCATTAGAGTTGCTTGCCATTGCATCTGCTATAGTTTCATCTGGAACAATACTATCTTGATTTTCATTTTCAGGGTCACTAGGACTATGTCCGTGATAAGGTTCTGCTGTAATTAAATTCGGCACAATTGATTTTATTTTTAATTTGTCACGTTTACCGGATGTTGGTAAAAGAGCATCTCCTTCTTTATCGTATTCTGGTTGTTTATTAGTGTAGTCTTCGTGATCAAGCGATGTCATTTGCCCTATATTTCTTGCTTCATTTTGACCTGGTTGTCTTGGATCAGGACCTCCACTATTCATTAAAACTTGTTCGCCTTTTTCAACTACACGGCTACCTTGTATAGCAACATCGCCGCTACCTGCTTTAATACTGTATTGGCCGCCGGCTTCACTCTTAACTTCGCCAGCCGCTTTTATTTCTACATCTTTATTGCCTGCTTCAAGTTTTACTGAACCTGATGCAACTGAGGAAACATCTCCTGCTTCAGACTTACTTAGAATACTTGCTCCAGCAACATTTTTAATTTCGCCTTGTGCGTCTAACCAAATGTCACCGCCTGTGCCTGCACCTATTCCTTTGTATTCGTGACCTAGTGTGTCCATGGCCGCTTTAATATTAATGTTTTGTCCTGCTTCTATGTTAATATTATGATCTGCTCTTAAATTAAAACTTTCTTTTGCTCTCATATTAATAGAGCCTTCTCCAAAGATATGTATATCTCCTAGCGAATTCATTTCAACCCATGCTCTACCGCTTTTATTAATTAAGTAAATGATTCCTTCATTGTCGTCTAGTAATACTTGATTACCTTCTGCACTTCTAATTCTTATTTGTCTACTATCCAAATTATCATCCATGACAAATTGATGGCCGCCTAATCTAACATCATAATCTTTTTCATTGCCTGTAATTTCACTTTTACGTGGACCTGGTGTTAAAATACCAAATACTTCACTTGGTGACTCTCTTCTAGACCCACTGTCACCAGCACCTCTGGTTGCATCACTAATTAATCCTTGTTTTACAATGGCTTCTGCAAGAGTATGTTGTATAGGCCTAAAGGTTTCATCATGTTTAATATCTGCTGTTCTTTTATTCTTTTCTACTGTAGGTAAAAGTTTAGTAGGGTCTTGATAATTTTTTCCTGCGGGTATTCCTGGAACCATGTTTGCAAACATATCAGGAAACAAACAACTTATAACAAATGGGTATTTTGTATTGCCATCTCCAAATGCTACAAGAACCATATTGCCTACATCAGGAACTTGCCCCCACCATCCGTAAGATGATGTGGATTGATCTGGATTTTCAATTTCTTTGCCTACTGCTCTAGGGTTAGTGCTACCTGCAAACGGTGAAGTCCAAATTGCATCATGATAGCCTGTCTTTCCTAAATTATCAATAGTAAGTGCCGCAATAAACACTTGCACTCTACCTGTTCTGCTAACATCGATATTGTTAATAATTTCTGCAACATAGATTCCACTAAGGTAGGCTCGTTCATTCCTTTCCTTCATATTAGGATTTTTATTACTTGCTTTATTAAGTCTGGACATTATTGACTACCGTATTTTTTTTGTTGTTCTTTGTTTATATCCACTGCTTCAGATTTTTTTTCTAACTTACTGGTTTGATACGATGGTAATTTAACCATACTGAGATCCTGTTTGAATTCTCCGTTGCTAAAACTACTTACCGCTTTTACAAGCATATACATTCCAGATATGAAATATGCTGTGCCGTCTGCTGACCAATATCCCATATTTTTATCTTCATCATCTACATTATAATCAAAAAGTCTAGGTGATTGCATATCAAATAGTATTACATTATCACGTTTATCAAACACTACATATTCCTCATTTGATTCATCTGTGCTTTCGGAAGTTGGAGTGGTTGATTCGAAAGGATCGGTTTTAGGTGAACCTAAATACCAAGGATCGCCCTTTACTACCATATCTAATTTAACTAAAAAGGATGGCTCCATTTTTTGTTGCATATAGTATCCCATTAAATTTTGTCTTGTAGAACCGTCAAATGTTGCTTCGCCTAATTCGTTAACAATATGAACTTGTTGAACAGGTGGTTGAACAGAATCTGTTGGATCTCTTCCTTCTTTCCTTTTGGCTGTTTTAGTAACTCCTGGAACTATAAGACTATAGTTACGTTCTTTGTCTTCATAATATTTGCCAACTTCTCTTCCTTTGGCTTGTGCTTTTGCCCATAGTGTATCTGCATTTATTGTATTTGCAATATCTCCTATTAGGTCCACAGAATAAACATATCCGCTTGACCTAGGATTTCTTTGGCCTTCTTTACTACTTTGATTGTTAATTGCGGCTTGTTGTTCTGCTTGAGCAATCTGCCTAAGTAAGTCTCTATCTAACAATACAGATTTTATTTTTAAGGCCGCTGTGCTACTTTTATTTTCTATTGCGTCTTTTATTTCTTGATTGTTAAGGCCTATAGCCATTCCTAACCCTCTTATATCATCATCAGATGCTTGTCTATAAAATTTATTAAGTTTGGAAGTATCTTTAGCCTTTAAAACTCTTTCTGTTAAAGCACCGCCTGTGAGATCTGCATTATTTTCGACTGCTCCAGCAAATAGATCTGCTGAAGTAACACTTACATCACCTACTGTTCCACCTGCAGGTGGAAGTAAAAATGCTATCCCATTATCATATTCTATGTTGCACTCGTATATTTGATCGTTCCTACCACTAAACAAATAATGATAAGATTTATAAACTGATGACCGTATTTCATTTAGCCTTGCTTGAGTCTCTTCTTTTGTAAGTGCATTTTCATCCGGAGTGTTTTGAACCCTTTCATCGACACTTTTATAAATTAATGGTTCAAAAATAATTTCTTTTGCATAAACGTTTCTAAAAGTGTCAAATCCAAGAAAACTGTTTTTAGCATTTATTTTAATCCATTTTGTGTAAGCATCTCGTCTCTTTATTGGATCTTCCAAATCCTCCTTAGAGTTTTCAAAATGAACCGAACGAGTAGCAGAATTAAAAAATTCTTCATTCATACTAAGCAATATGCACATATAATCGTATATTGTTATACCTTTCCTAACATTAATTGTATCTTTATGAACAAATACTTGCATCAAATCATCGTCTTTAGAATCATTTTTTTGAATTCTTCGTAATTCATAAGCCAGTTCATTGTGGCCTAAGTCCTGCATTCCAGGATTGAATTGCCTGTTTACCATTGCGGCTCCGACACTACGACTGCTAGTAACAAGTTTCTCATCTTTCAATCCATGCGTTCCGCCAACCAAACCCGAGATGTCTATTTTGATCTCATCAAGAATTTGATACTTGTCATTGTTATTTTCGTGGTATTCGTTAATGCCTTTTTGTAAATCTTCAATATGTTCTGTTAAAGTTGAGCCTGTGGTTGATAAGTTTTTAGGAATTCTAAAAAATTGATCTTGGTAAGGAATTTGAGTAGCAGGCACACATTGAACAGCATAAGTAGAACCTTCTCCAGTTACGTTCAAAGAAATTTGTGCTAGATGCATTCTGAAACGGAATGGTCCATGAGTAAACGGTGCACCTCCTTCATCTACATCATCTAGATCTTCATCGTAACCTTGAAAAACAATTTCTAAAAATAATGGAGAATCAGTTGCAAATGCTGGCATTCCTAATTTTTTTCTTGCTAATAATATTTGATCTATAAAGTTTGCCGCACCTGGCTGTATGATATCAAAATTAATTGTTCTTGTTTCAAAACCAGAATCATACTTGCTTATGTTTTCTATGGTAATATTATCTATCATATTACCTGC